TGGTAGACACTGAATGCAACAAGGTAGAGAGTATAATCTAAATTTACAAACAAAGGAGTTAACATTCTACAATGGTTCAAAAGTGCTCTTTGTACCGCTTAAACAACAACCCTCAGACCCTGAGTTCAACTGGCTGGGGTCGTACGAGATAACCTATGGCTTCATCGATGAATCCCAGCAGGTTGTTCGTAAAGCGATTGATATTATTCTTTCCAGATGTACAGAAAAAATCAAAGAATACGACCTCGTCTGAAAGGTTATTATGACCTGTAACCCTATGAAGTGCCATCTGTATACTGACTTCATCAAACCGCAGAGAGAGGGGACCCTGCCAAGAGATAGAATCTTCATCCCTTCCCTCTACAAAGACAACCCCTTTATCGATCAAAAAAAATATGAGGACAATCTCAAAAGAGCGGACAAGATAACAAAAGAGAGGCTCCTCCATGGAAACTGGGACTATGATGACGACCCGACTAAGCTTTACGAGTATGATTCGCTTTGCGATTTGTTCACTAATAGCGGAGAAAGTGGAGAAAAGTATCTAACATGCGATATCGCGAGGCTTGGAGACGATAGGACGGTAGCAATTGCTCGAGAGGGCTGGATTTGAAGAGTCTTTGCCTATACCAAGAATAGGACCACTGAGACGGCGAATATTATCAGAGGACTTCAATCACAGTACTGAATTCAGAATTCTCACACGATTTGCGATGAGGATGGAGTTGGATGAGGAGTTGTGGATCAGCTTGGCTGTAAGGGGTTTATCAATAATTCTTCTCCTATCCTGAAGGAGAAAGAAAAGGGCCTCAGAAACTATAAAAACCTAAAAGATCAGTGCTATTTTGAATTACAGCATATCATCGATAGTACCAAGATGAGACTAGAGGTTATGAATGGAGACTATAAGGATCTTATCATTGAGGAACTTGACGTTATCAAACAAAAAAATCCAGACAAGGAGTGAAAACTTCAAATCATCACTAAGGATGAAGTGAAGAAACTGATCAATCGTTCACCCGACTTTGCTGATGCGATTGCTATGAGGCTCTGGTTTGAGGTTAGTAAGCTCAAGAACAAGATTTTATTTATCAAGAGGAAGTAAAAATGCTCATCAATCTCACAAAAAAATACATCAGGGAAAGGAGTTTTTTGGAGCTCTGCAGAAAATCTGGGATCACCAGAAATACTTGGCGTTCGCTCCTCAGAGGGGGGAGAATACAGAAAGATACTCTCGATCGCATGTATAATTTCTTTGATTTGCCGATTGATGAGTTTTACATTCAGAATCTCTCCTCTCGATATACTGACTGGGACGAGACCATAGAGACTACCATCAAGGTAATCAGAGTTTATCTTTTTGGTATGACGACTGAGGAGTTCGCAAAGATGCTCGGAATGAGCAAGAGATCGATTGAGAGGATTGAGAGAGGCGAGCTCAAGGAGCAACTCACAGTAAGTTTTTTCCAAAAGATTTTTGATAAAAAAAATATTGCAAAATGTCGTTGAGATTGACCAGTTGAATAGCGATAGTTTAATCCAGTTTTTTATATTTTGTTTTCTAAAAGATGAAAGTTTTGAAAATTAAGTCCTCAAGCGGAGAAAATGCTGAAATTATTAAGAGCATCAATCAGTGAATATCAAACCAAACCAAAGATGAAACCTACTTTACTCTGTTTACTCAGGATTTTTCGCTTTATGATAAAATCTATGACTGAAGTTATATCGTGTCCTCAGTCGTGGACAAGATTACCTTTGCTCTTAACTGCGGACGAGACGTCCAGGATGAGGGACTCAAGGATGCTCTTGAGCGTATTGATATTACTTTCATCGCAAAATCGCTCGTAAAGTATGGTAATGCCTTCATTGAGATAGCAAGAGATAGAACAGGAGCTATCAAGGGAATTTTTAATGTTGCTGCAAAAACACTTCAGCAAATTAGAGGTGGTGGATATCTGCAGCAAAGCGGAACGGCGAAGTCGTATTTTAATTCATTCACTCCATTTGATGAGCGAACGAAACAGATCGAAGTTTATAATAAGAGCTGAGCAGGGGCTGATGAGCTCAGATACAACTCAGACGCTAAGAGTTGTGGGTTTAATCCAAGTTTAACTGAGATTTTACATATCAAGCTCACGGAAACCGATGACACTAAGCGGGGAAAAAGCCTTTTTTACCCTGTGCTTATGCAAATCTTACTTCTTAAGCAAATTGACGAATATTATGCGAAGTATTTCGACTGAGGACTTATTCAGCAGATGATTCTGAATGATAAGTCGGGGAATACAGATATTGAAGCTTTGCAAGCTCTGAAAGAGTGGTTTGAGAGTGAGGCGAAGGGAGTACAAAACGCACACTCGACTATTGTTTATCCTGGAGAATTAACAACAACTAATCTCTCAGATGAAATCAATACTGAGGCATTCTTGAACTATAGAGTACACCTCCAGAAGTCTATCGCAATGAGGTTTCAGATTCCTTATGATTTGCTCGATACAACGGATAGCAACAAGGCATCAGCAACTACGGCTTTGACTGCATTCAACAGAAATACCGTAATCCCAATCCAAAACCTCATCCTCTCAAGTATCAAGCTGCTCTTTGGGGACGACCCAAAGTGGAGATCAAAAAAAGGAGATATCGCTTTTAATGCCGTAGATACTCAAGATTGGGCGACAGACGCGAATACTATTAAGCAGATGGTGGCAACAGGATGCTTCACCATCAATGAGATAAGAAAATTTATGAAGTATAATACTATCGAGGGTGGAGAACAGCTCGCAACTGGAACTGGTGGGGCAAATTTTACCCTCTGAAAGGACGATATCGAACAAATCCAAAATATTTCAAATCTTATTAAACAAGACCATGAAGCTCAACAGTCTGCTTAAATTTGCCGTCAATAAAATCCTCAAAGTTAAAATGGAGCAAGAGACCGAAGATCAGGTTTATGATCTCTGAGGGGAAGAACTTCTCAAACCTCAAGCCAAACTCTTGGCTCTTTTTGAGGAAATTTGGGAAAGGCAATATCAGAAAGTCCTTGCTCTCATCGAGCAAATGCCAGAATTTAAGATCGAAAAAGCTGAACGATACGAACTCGAAAAAGAGGAATTTTCAAAATTCAAAGCTGCAGCTGAGTTGCAGATCGGGAAAGCCTTCAAGACTTGAATGGTCCAACAGCAAGCGGTAGGTTGAGCATTCTGAATTAGCTTTTCGGTCAATAATCAGGCTGCTAAGGACTGGGCTGCTCAGCACGCAGGAGAGCTGATCACGGGTGTCAATGAGACGACCAAGAAGGAGATCTCAGCTCTGCTCAATAAGGCCATCAATAATGGATTGAGCAAGAAGGAGCTCGCCGACCAGCTTCAGACTTCTTTTGCTTTTTCAAGGTACAGGGCGAACATGATCGCCAACAACGAGATCGGGACCGCCTATATTCAGGGGACTATTGCTCAACATATCGACCTGATGCAGAGAACATGAATTGAGTGATACAAATACTGGCAAACTCAAAATGATGATAAAGTAAGCGATATCTGCAGTGGAAATGAACATCAGGGGTGGATACCTTTTACTCAGGATTTTTCTTCTGGACACTCAGCACCACTCGGACATGTGAACTGTAGGTGTGTGCTCAGAGTAAGACCATTCCCACCTAATCGAGAGCCTGATGGACTCGACGACTTTGGAAAAGAGCGAGCCTTTGATGAACTTCCTGAGCATTATGAGGAGCTTTCGAATAAAGTTTTGCCTCCAGACTTCTGGAAGGCAAGTCCTGAGTTGCCAAGCTATAGGCTGACTGATGGGATTGGTAGTAGTTACAATCCAGCCAAAACCAGACTCTCCCTCGTCGGAGAGAAATGAAGCCTCAATCAGAAAGTCGATGAACTTCACGAGGCTGGCCACTGGCTTCACTATAAGGCTATTATGAAATCTCCAGAACTCCAGAAAAAGCGAGAGGAGGTCTATGCAACACTCCAACAGGAGATTGATGAGAATCTAGCAACTTTCCAAAAATGGAGTTATTCTGCAAAATCAATGCTAGAAATTTATAAAGGGAAAGTTAAGGCTGAGGCGTATTATGCGGTTTATAATCAGACGATCTCCATCGCAGGCGAGATGATTGATGAGATAGGTTACTCAGAGAGATATTTTCTTGATTATATTGCTGTTTTGGATATAATAGACTGAGTAAAAAAAGGGGGTATGGGGTTTGAGACCCATAATCCAGAATATCTGGAAAAGTATGGAGAACACGAGGTGGTTGCTAATAGTAACCTCGTCTTTCATACCAGGAACAAGGTTATGGCTGAATATCTTCCGAAGTCCTATAAGGCAATACAAAACTTTTATTCTAACCTTTACCAATGACTCAAGTAAATTCTGAACTTCTCATTTGGCGATATAAAAGGAAATATAATCATGAACTCAGAGGGATACGCTGCGTATATGGATTTGATGGAGAACATCTCATCAGAGAGGAGGCAAAAATAAAAACCCTCCTCTGAGCAAGGGGGAGAGAAATCGCAAAGATATGTATGCTTCCTCAAGAGGAGTTAGATGACGGAGCTCTGCCTAGCGTAAGATCCTACAGACCGCAATATGTCGGCCATGAAGATCCAAACTGGAATGATAAGGAGTTTATGGCTGAAGCTAAGGCTCACTATGAGGAGCGAGTAGAACAAGACTGATAGATTCAGTCTTTTTTATTTTTCTGCTTGACTTCTGTTAGAAAAAAAGTATAGGAAGTGTGACCAAATAAAAAAACTCCGACAGAAAGTAAACCATCTATGGCACTTTCTTCTTTCGGGGATTGTTTGGTCAACTGCTATAGATGGTTTTTTAGTTTTTGATAGAAGAAAATGACTTGAGAAATTGAAATTTGTAATCAATGTAAGTGAGAAATACCTAAAGGAGCAAAAAAATGTATGCATTGTGGAACAAATATCTCATTTGAAAAGTGAAGAAGAGGAGCTATGATGGGGTGTTTAGCTATGTTGGGTTTTATTGTTCTAATAGTTTTGATTTGATCTTTATCAAATTCAAAAAATAGTAATCACTATAATACTAGAGATTATGATTATTCTGTTTCTAAAAACAATTCGGATAATAGCTCTTCCACAGGTAGTG